TTCACGTAGTGCGTCAAACTGGGCAGCTGCTACAGAGAGCGGTACAACCTTGTCGGACTGTGAACTGAGAAAAGCGGCTGTGCGGATGATTTCCTGCATGTCATCCTTGGAGTACTTACCGTCAGTTTCCAGTGCGGAAATCTCTGCGTTAAGTTCTGATTCAGCCTGTGCCTGAATTTCTGCTTCCTGCTGCTGTTCGAGGAACTGACGAATCTGTTCCTGTCCCTTAGCGAGTTCCTCATAGCGAGGATCTACAGAATCAGATACTTCTTCGTCAATGTCATCAGCAATGTCTTGAGCTTCTGCTTTGGACGGCATACGACCGTTTTCTTGCAAGAAGGTTCCAAGTGCCTCGTACATGGCTTCAGGATTTGAGTCCATCTGTTCCACTATGCTTCGATAGTTCGACAGTTCCTCGGGTGACCCGAGTTCCTTGTACGGTGCGAATTGTTCGTTGATAGTTTCAAAGCGCTTGTTTACGCCTTGGTCCCATTTCGACAGTTCGGGCTGAATCAGTTGAAAGGCTGCATCGCCTAGCTTTTCTTTGATGGGTTCCCAAGCGGGGTTAAATCCGCTGTTATCTTCCGGCCCTGTCGCTTCTTGCGAAAAATCTCCGCCGAGATTTTCAACTGGCGCTGTACCTTCAGTTAGGTCTTCCATTTATTTTTCTCCTTGCCGTACCTCTCACGAGGCCCTAGCTAGATTGTGGGTTTAACTGTACTCAGTATATATAACTGTTACAGTCCTACGACAGCGATGCCGTGGGTCTTTGCGACGTAGATCAGGTCGTTCTTAGTAGCGCCATCGAGGAACGCTGCTGGGTAGGACGCTGATACGCCGGAACCTGCGATAGCTGCGCGAAGCGCTGCAATCGTAGGCTTGGTGTCTGCTTTCTTGTTAACGAGGACAGGAGTGCTGTCAGCGTTTACGTCAAAATTTGCCATTGTTATGCTCCGGGGTTGGGGGTCATGTCTGGAACTTGTCCATTACCACTCATAGTAGCACCGGGGCCTTGAGCAGGCGCAGGTTCTCCCATCTGGGCTTGGGCCATCATTTGCTGCATTTGCTGCTGTTGCAGGAACTGCTCGTGCATTTGAATGTGCTTCTCGAACTGAGACTTCAGCTCGGGAGACAAGATTTCGTACTCTTGCGACATGCGGAAGGTGTTGTGAACCTCAATGTGCTTTTCGTGAATGTCGAAGTCGTCTGCAGGAATCATTGGAGGCATCTCCACAGGAGGCATCTGATCCATGCCCATAGGGTCCTGCATCTGCGCCATCTGCTGCTGCATGTTGAACTGCTGCTCAGCCTGCATCAAGTCCTGCGGAGAAATCATCTTCATCTTGATGTTTTCACGCTGAGCCTTACGCTCTGCAACTTGCAAGATGTCAAGAATCTTTTGAGCACCGCCCACCTCAAGGAGACGAAGGGCTAGAGGCTGGTCAATGAGTCCCATACCGAACATGTCCATTACACGCGCATCTTGAGCTGCCTTAGACGTACCGACAGAAGAACCCTGCTGGATACGGATATCGGTGCCGTTCTTCAAGTCAGCGCCAGTAAGAAGCATGGTGTCGAATGAACCGTCAGCACCTACAGTCTTAATCTTGCGACGTACATCTACAAACTGTACAAAGTTCTCGATAGTCTGCTGAGCAATGCGGCTGTAGCCATCCTCAATGTTTTGGAACTGAGGAGTGCGGTAGCTGTTGTCAGCTTCCTGCAGGAACGAGATAGCAGTACCTGCAGTGACACCGGCAGGGGCATTACCGCGGGAAACGTCGTGCTGGCCGCCAATATCTTCCATGTCGGTAAGTACACGCTCTTGCTGGTCTACATAGTACTGAGGCAGAGGCGACAGCTGTAAAGGCTGAGGGGCTGCAAAGCCAGCCTTGTACTCGATAACCAAACCGGGTTCATTAGTAATCTTCGAGGGAACAATAGACCCCTTCTGAGCAACCAACTGAGGCTTAGCCATACGGTTACCGGCCTCAGAGATCTGAGAACGCAAAGTGTTGTACTCACGCTGCAGTGGGTTCAAGTCAACAAGTGGAGAATCGCCGTAGAAGGTGCTTGTTGGGATGTGCTCAAACTTGGTAAATGGGTACTGCCCGTGGTTGTAGGGCATGCCATCACGAGTCATCGACACAACAACATTGTCAATGGAGATAATTACGCCACCGTCAGGGAGAAGCTTGTGCGCTCCGGGCTTAGCCCAAGTTTCGTACACGATGACTGAGTCAGGAGAGGTAGAGTTTCCGCTGCTCAGGTTGAGGTAGCCCTCTTCAATGATCTGGTTGCTTGAGGAAACGCTGGGCTTGAGGTCTACGCCCTTGAGTGCTTCGCCAAAGTAGCGGTAGCACCACGACAAAGGCTTGACATAAGCATTGATAATGAAGGGCTGGTCGTCAATGTCCTGCTCACGTAGGTCAGGAACAAAAAGGTGAAATGGGGTTACTGCGCCGTAGCGGATAGATCCCTGTTGGCCAGATACCTTGTCGACAGAGTCTTGGTCCCACCACGTCTTGATGAAACCGTTACCTGTAACAGTGGTCCACCACATTGCACGAGAGAAGTGATAGCGAAGTTTCTGAGTCTCGGAGATAGAGGTCCATGCCTGCTCTGCAGCATAAGCTGCGCGAACATCTTCATCTTCTGCAGTAGCGGGCACAGCCACAGCGTTGGGAATTGCCGACAGGAACTGTGCCTGTTCGGAGCGTACAAATGCGCGGATACGGTTAATGGTTTTGCGCTGAGAGTAGTAAGGCTTCTTAGGAACGGTGAGGCGGCCTTGCATATCTGCAGGATACTTACCGCCAGTTGCTTCGACCCACTGCTGCCCGTAGAAGTACGCCATGTTGGTGTACCACTGGGTCTGTCGCTGGGTACGTGCCTGCTTAGCGCGGGTGTACTCTTCCTGTACCCACGCAGCAAGCTTCGCAGCGTCCTTAGAGGCTGCGAAGCTTTGAAGGCTAAATCCGTCGTCTTGCGGAAGCTTAGTTGGCTCGGAAGAATTCGTCGTCGAGTCCAGCTTCAAGGAGGAAGGAGTTCTCATACTCATCTAACGGATCCTCTTCATTCGGGGTACGTTCCTTAATTCGGGCAATCTCCCCTTCGTCGGAAGGGTCAAAGTCATTAAACCCATCATACCCTCCCGTAGGTGTAACTGCAGTTAATGCTTGGAACGTCATAGGGTCTTTAGACGCGACAAGTTGGGTGAGGCGTTCTTCCCTACTTCCGCTTTCGGACAGGAGTATTTTGTATGTTGTCAAAATAGCCTGCTGCTGCTTCTGGCTGTTCTTCATCAGGGTCCACAGAATGAACGACATCACTAAAATCACCAACAGCAAGGCGGCTAGTAATACCCATGAGTTTAGAGACAAGTTCGTTTCCTTCCTTTAGGCCATCTTTGTAGCCTCGGTTGTAGTTTGCTTCGTCGTGCAGTTTCTTGCCCAGTGCGTCGTGGCTTTCTAGCAGACCTGCGACAGCTGCCATTTCTTTGATGGTCTCTACTGAAAGGTAGACACGGCCACGCTGCTCGAACGTGACATTCATTCCGGTGTCGATAAAAGGACCGTTAGGGGTCTTAGTGATAAAGTCCACAGCGGGCTGTAGAACTGGAGCATCTGTCAGAGTCCAACGCTGTGCGTCTTCGCCTTCAAAAGCCATTAGTAACCTCCATATAGGTCGTCGGTTGATTCATGTGTTTCCCACTGAGGCGCATCCCCAGCTTCGTTGTCGATAAAGTGTACGTTTGGATCTGCCGACATTTTCGCTAACAGCTCCGTATATGGAATTGTAGTCGGTATTTTCTCCATAGGAGTAAGTTTACGCCCTTCGTTGGGGCGAAGGTCTGGCATGAGCGTCATGAAATAGCGCAGTGAGTCTGCAGCGTGGTCATCCTTTTTGTGGATTTCTTCCTGCTTGTTCATAGCGTATGCCTGCTTGTCGGAGGAGTAAGTTGCCCAGCGTAGTTTCTTGAGTTCGCGGATGAGATTTACACAGTTTTCGGTAACGGTCCAAGTAGGGGTTCCATTGGGCTGGATCCGCATGTACTCCTGCATTTTCTCAATGCCAATCATGACGGCACGGGGCACTCCTTCCACAGCTATATACACACCCTGTTCGGCGTATGCCTGCAGTACGGAAGTACCGGTAATGCCGGATGTTTGCTTGAGCGCGGGGTCTCCAGTGCGTACATCACATTCTTTGCCCCACGCTTTTTCACGTTCGTGAATAATTGCGGCGTGCTCTGCGACAGTTGTGTTGGATTTGTAGCTTTCAGCGAAGGTGACGATGTCCCCGTTGGGAGCTACGGCATGCCAAAGAATTGCAGTGGGGTTGTTCCAGCCGTGGTCAATCGACATGTACCACTCCCAGTCTTTCGGGGGCAGGAATTGCGGTTTGACGTACTTTTCAATTTCTTGAGCAAAGCTGGGAAATACTAGACCTGAGCGAGCTACGAAGCTACCCTTTTCACGTACTTCTCGCTCTTCTTTATCCATACCCATCATGTAGAAGTTCATGTCGTCTTCTTCAGCTTCGATGTACGGGTTCTGTTCAGCTGACAGCTGGAACGTGTCAATCTCGCCATTAGGGTTCTCTAACGCAGGTTCCCACAGAAGGTCATAGGTCCAGCCCATACCCTTTGTCGGAGTAGCTGCAATAACCCATCGACCGTTGTAGTCAATCAGACGCATCATGGATTCGTTGAAAATGTTTTGTGGAGGCTCTTCATCGAAGAAGATGATGTGGCGAGGCACACCACCAAGTTTCATCATGTCCATACCCCATGTAACAAAGTCCATCGTGGATCCGTTAGAGAAAGTAAGGATAAGGTTCTTGGCATCCCAGCTTTTATCCCACGAGCCTTCGATAAGCATTGAGGAAGTCATCCAACGCTTGAGCTTAGGCAGGATAATCTGCTCTACGCCTTTAGCGATGTCTACTACGACAAAACGTATCTGTATAGCGCCATTGCCCCAGCTCTCAGGACGTTTGAGGTATGGGTGCGTGTTAGTGGCCCACCAGATAGATTCCACGACCTCAGCGTCGGTTTTACCGCCTCGGTTACCTCCCGACAGGAAGCGTCCACGTTTATCGCTTTTATGGAACCGTTCCTGCTCAGGGTAGGGCTTGCCCCCGTAGGCCAAAATGTTTGGTTTACGGATAGACCCGTCAAGTTCGCCTAGGGCAAGCTCGAAAAGGTCTTCAAGTGTCGGTTGGTTTTTATTAGCCATTAGGCAGTTGAGTTGTCCTTAGCCCCTAGACGTACAAGCATGGCATTTACCTGCAGTCTCCAAGAGTCCGAGTTACGAGACCCGGTAACTGTGTATCCGTCGAGGATAGCTGGGGAAGTTCCACCATCGTGGGTGTGGTTTCCGGGGGAAGCTTGCGAAGGCCCCGGTCCTAGCGTGTGATGCTGTGCCTCAGCGCGGAGGTCTAGGTCAGAGTTTGTGTGAAACTTCTCTACCTCTTCGGTAGTTGCTTTCTTGCCGCTGGTCGGGTCTGTAATGCTCTCCGGCAGTGCGTATTGCTTAATCTCTTTAGCCATGCCAGTAGCTTACCAGACAAAGAAATCCCCCGGCTAAAGACCGGGGGATTTCTAGTTAATGCCGCACCCCTGCGGGGTACTTAGTCTACTGGCAGGATTCGCACTGCATAGCATCCATTGGATCTACTGGGCAGGCGTAGCCATCAACAATGTCGTTTTCCAATTACTTTTCCTTCGGAGTCGTAGCGATGTTAGCGATTGCGAGTGACGCAAACGCGGGACCGACAGCCGTGTAAGCGCCTGTAGCAAACAGGAACCATTCAGGAGCGATAGCTCCGATAGCGGTCAAGCCTCCCATGAATCCTACAATGAAGATTCCGAGTAGGCCATACACGGCCCACACAACTTTACGAGTTTTCGCGTGAGTGATAATTGACCCGAGGTCTGCGGGCTTGATTGGCGCTACAAGTGCCTGCTGCTTAGCGATGGCTACTGCTAGCTCTTCAGGGGTTTGTGCTTTTGCGGATGGCTGAGCCACGGTAATCTCCTTAGTTTTTTCTGTCTCAATAGTAATAACTACCTCTTCTTTAGGGGGAGTTACGGGGGCGGGTTCTGGCTCGACA